GTGGTATCCTCTCTCGTAGAGATCGGGTGAGGGGTAGCTTAATTCTAAGTCCCTTACCGCCTCCGGTTGTCAGCACGAACGCTGAAAGCTGAGGGTCCGGGTTGCCGGGTAGCTCCAAGCGCATTCTTTTAACATGTGTAGGAGCCAATCATGGTTAACACTGTTGACAATGTTTTCGTAGCCACATTCGAAAGCATTTTGCGCCACCTTGCGCAACAGATGCCCTCACGACTTCGAGCTAAGATCACGGAACGTGGTGTAAACTCTGAAGAGCACAACTGGGAACGGTTGGGCACTCGTGAAGCATTGGTGAAAACCACTAGACTCCAAGCGACTCCGGTTCAAGATTGGCCGTGGTCCAGACGTGTTTCGGTGCCAACAACGTACGATACCGGTGATTCCACCGAGCAAGAAGATATCGTGCAGATGATCATTGATCCGAATTCCAACCTCGCACAGTCGCAAGGCTATGCGATGCGTAGGGCGTTCGATGATGAGATTATCGCAGCGGCGACCGGCACCGCGCTTGATGGTCTAGGCGTTGCCAATCCATTCCCTGATGCTCAAAAGGTATTCGGGGTCACGGTTGATGTTTACGACACCAGCCTCAACTTCGATCTCGTTACCCAGACCACCGAAAGGTTCCTGGACAACGATATCGATCCAGACGAGCCGAAGTGCATAGTGATCGGCCCTGTTCAAGCCCGAAAGCTCCTGCAGCTAACGGAAGCGACCAGTGGCGATTATGTCTATGTTAAAGCCCTCGCAGAAATGGGCTACATCGACAATTGGATGGGGTATCAGTGGATCGTATCCACTCGATTGAACCATCCGACAGCACCCGGCGTTGACATCGATTGCTTTGCAATAACCAAGAAAGCTATCGGTTTGATGGTTGATCGCGATATCACTTCGCGAATCGCAGAAGACCCGTCTATCAGCTTCGCGTGGCGGATTTATTCGTTCATGACGATCGGAGCTGTTCGGGTTGAGGACGAGCATATCGTCAACCTGCAGCTAGCGGATACGATTTAACCCGTACTTCTGGCGAAGTGTGAGTTGGGGTCCCGATTTCGGGACCCCGTTTTTACAGGAGACAGTAGTGGACAAGATTGTAGCCAGTAACATCGCTGACTCAAAGCCTAGTTTTACGGTATCTACTGAAGCAGCGGCTACCCTTACTATCGGCGCAGGTGAACTTGGCATTTTCATGGGTATAAATGTTAAGGCCATTAACAACCAGCGAGTTGTTTCAGCATTCATCGATCTTCGGGATCGCCTAAGAGAAGCTGAATATCCAGTGGGTCCATTGGCAGTTAATTTTGTCAGTGGCACTCCCCCAAGTGCAGAGGGCTATGCCGTAGGCAATGCCTTAGCTATTCCCGTATTAACGGAAGATGATGCCGTGATTGCTTACGGTGCTGCTTTCTATCCTGCGGGTAATTCTGGTAACTATTCTAATAAAATCGATCGTTTGATTGAGCGATTTCAGGAGGATTTGTTACCATTCGATTAAAATAAGGAGTAAATCCATGAGAGTAGGAGCAAACGTTCGCCAGTTCCATCGGATTAAAAAGATGCATTCGGAGGGGGTATCGGCAAATATAATTGCTATGTCCATTCCGCTAACGCCGCAGAGTCTTGAGAAAATCTTGGCTCATATTGACGGCAGGGAAGAAGTAACCTTGGCGGTTGAGGAAAATGCCGAGGTCCAAGCATTGCGACTGAAAGTTGCTGAGCAGGCCCAGAAGCTGGCCAAATTTGAGGATCCGCAAGATGGCGAGACGGTACAACATAGCGAGACCGAAGAGGTCAAAGTTGAAGAAACGGTCGAGGGTGGTGAAAAAGTCGAGGGTAGTGAAGAAGTCTCGACTGAAGAAAGCGCCTAAGGCCTATTACTAAGGAGAGGGTAATGCCACGAGGAATGGGATACGGTAAGAAACACGGTTCAATGTACCGTAAGAAAGGTAGGCATGCCGGGGTCACAAGAAAGAAACGTGTGAAACCTCTGACAGCGAAGCGCAAACGAGCCGGGAACGTTAAGGCAAAGTCTAAGAAGTACTAGACAATGCCCCATATTTCCGATGCGCGCTTCGAGGCGCTACGGGCGCAATTGCCCTTAGTGCCGCCGACGACCAATGACCTGCTCTTTGAATGGACATTGACGCAGGGTGGTAGCGGTGCCACACTCAATGATCGTATTCGTAACATGCTGATTTTTCAGGGTGCTACTCCCGGGCATGTCAATGACATGTGGGCGCAGGTATTAGCGCTTAACGGGTTCGGTGGCTCTCTGAATGATCAACTATTAGAATTTTGGGTATCTGGTGGCACCTTTGCTGGTGGCCCCGGTGTAAGTAATTGGCAATTAGAAGGATCAACTGATGCTTGGGCCACTGAAAGTGGTGGAGTTTGGTTGACAGAGGCACCATAATCATGGCCGATCTTAAAATTTCAGCAGCACCCCCCAATCCAGCCCCGGTAGGGACTGATAGCTTTGCAACGAATAAGGCTGGTGTTGATTTTCAAACCACACTAGCTCAAATACTGGCTTCGATTGTTTTTCCTCCGCCTCCTCCGGAGATTAATGATCTTTCGGCGGCTGTCACGTGGGTCAATATTCCAGATGCCAATGTTCCGCAAAGTGCGGTTACGCAACATCAGGCTGCGTTCTCAATCGCAGAAACACAAATACCTGACGGTGCCCTATTGGCCCGTGTTGGTTCGATAGAAACAATTACTCAACAGTGGACCCATGCAGCTAGACTTATTGTTGCCGGGGGTAATGAATTAAGGATACAAGACCCGACCAACTTAGATAGGGGAACATTTGCGCATGACGGTGTGAATTTCACCCTAACGTGTGTAAACACCGCTGACTGGATCATTCTTGGTATAGCAGAACTTAAAGCTGCTAATTACAGACTCAATGTTGATCAAGTTCTTGGTGTTGGACAAGATGGTTTTGTCTTAACTTATGACGATGCCAGTGGCCAGATTACGGCTAAAGCTCCTGCTGCAGCGGTGGCATTCCCAGAGTATTTGTTCTTTGCCGACCAGTTTGATAACCCAGTTAATGCTGATTGGGACGTTAATGCGCTAGCCCCAGCGGTGGCCGATAGCAATAATGCCGCTTTGACAGTAAGGTTGTTTGATGATACTATTGAAGAGGGTGTTGGTGCCACATTCGTAATCCCCACAGGTGCAACTAATATAGTATTTGAGTTCATGGGTCGAGCGGAAACTGCACCGGGAGCGGCCCGTGTTGTGCGCTTTCGGGCCAATCTTCGTGACATTCCAGATGATGGCGCAGTTTCGGCCCCTCCATGGGCTGGGCTTAATCTTACTAATTTTGATATACCGCTGAATGAGAATTTCCAAAAAGATTCTCAATCTGTAACCGTAGCGAGTCTCGGTTTAGCTGCAGGTGATTATGTCCAATTTGAATGGACCCGAGTAATCCCAGCTGCTGGTACTAATTTAACAGGTGATTACGCCTTACTGAGCATTAGGGTAAGTTTCACATAATGGGAATTGCATCGGATGATGTAAACGGAGCATCGGTAGATTTTGCCAATGCTGCCGCGTTAGTAGCCGATCCGATCGCGGTTATGGGCTGGATTCGCTGGAGAGCGGATACTGGTAATACGACTTTGTCTGTTTGGAATGGTGCGGCTAATCGTTGTCACCGTATGTCGGCAGCAACCGGGCCGATAAACATGCGGTCACGTATTTCATTAACTGGTGCAGACCAGAATAGTACGAGCAGCGGTACCGCTATAACTATCGGTGTATGGAATCATATGGCATTGATGTATGATGGAACAGACCTGGACTTTTGGCTTAATGGCGTCTTAGATGCAAGTGCTGTACATGTGGGTAGTTTATTTGCATCAACTGGACTTTTCGCGATCGGTGGACAGCATGGTGGCGGCAATACATCTGACGCAGATCACGCAGACGTACGTGTTTATAGCCGTATACTAAGCCCAGCGGAAATGCAGACAATAGTCGCTGCACGTGGGCATGACGGAATTGTTGATGGTTTAGAACTTCGTACACGATTAAATGAGGGGGCATTGGGTATATTAACTAGTGCTGTTAATCCAGTTGATATCGGACCGGCAAAGATTGCTTTTTCAGCAGCAAATGGCGCACCAGTTCCAGCGTATGTGGAAGATGGTGGACTAAGTTTTAGGAGAAGGTTGTAATGGCAGACGTATTCAATAGAACCACGGGTGAGTTTATTCCGTCGGCACATACGCCCAATTTTTCGGTCGTTGATTGGGTTATTAACCCAGATTTGACCGCAGTATTAGGTCAACCGATACGGTTCTGGTTCATCACAGGTGCTACAAATCCTGAGGGGCAGGAGGAACTTGGTATTGTAAGTGTGGGGGAACAAGCGACAATTGATGCGGCGCTTGCTGCGACAAGACTTACCGCTGAAAAGGATGGTGCTAAAAGTTCGCTTGATGTTGAGCGAGTTTTAGTAGCTCTGGTTGAATTGCTCCCGGATGAATTTAATATCCTTCGTACCTTACATTCGCTTCCGGATCGTACGTTTGCTGGGTTGCGGACCGCAATTAGAGCTAAGATTGATGCGGGTACCTAATGGCCCGTTTGTCACCAATTCAAGAATCCTTTTCTTCCGGGGAAATTGATCCACGGATACGTAGTCGTGTGTCGTCGGAAGCTTACGGGGCTGGCTTAAAACGGGCTAGAAATTGGTACCCGTTAGTCC